CCGCCAACATCGGCAACGCCAAGTTTAACGGCCAGTCGATAGGCAAACGCTAGGTCAGGGCACCCCTGGAGCGTTCTTACTCCCCCAGTATGTCGCTTTCCTCCCCGTCGATGTATCCATTGACTCTCAAGACGTTATAGGCAATCTCAGACCAAACGCCGGATGCCTTATCGCCTAACTGCTCAACGAACAAATCAAATGCGGGTTCATCAAAGTCGAACATCTTACCGCCCGACTCATCCAGTAAGCAGACAACGCAAAGACGTAAATCCTTAACGCTATCCCGCTTTTCATCCAACTCACCGCTAGGACGTAGCCAAGCATCAAATGCCAGCTTCTCCGAGCGACTCATTTCTTTAATCTTTACCAAACCCATATTGTCGATCTCGCAATCTTCAATCTTGGGTTCACGGATTAGGTCGGCAGGTTTCAGATAGTTCATTCTGCCACCTCCGGCGAGTCAATCAGCATTGAGATTTTAGGACATTCCCCAAACTCCGCCGAAACCAATTCTTCCACCTCATCACGAACCCAGTCAGGAACGTCTGAGACCTCAAGAATGAACACCGCTCCAGCCTTGGAAGCGTATCCAACCATGACGCTATCCCACCAGATTGACCGTAGATCAGGTCGCAATGGCCTTGGGTTGCCGTCATCGTCAAACAGTGCAACATTCGTTACCGGATGCCGTGCCTGTGCCGGATGTGCTTTTAATTCAACCATGGTAAAAATCCCTCCGAAAGAAATTAAGTAGTTTGTTTGGTGAATGTCGGAGCTGTTCCGCCATTTGCTCCACCGTCAAACTGGAAAGTAATCGTATGTGACTGCAACTCATTCTTGACAAACCCTGGCGGCTTGTAATCTGTGATGAATCCGGTTCCAACCCAGGTTGCATTAGTTGCACCTGTTCCGGCAAGTGGCAGCGTGATTGTCAATGTATCGACAACTCCAAGAACAATTTGGTCGGCCTCTGAATCGAACTGGCATTCGAAAGTGACCTGACCCGACTCACTCAAGTCGCCGGGGATATATTGTTCGTAATTGGTCGTAGCCAATGTGGATACGTTAACGGTTGGCAATGTCTGGTTGCCGATGTCCATTGAGACGATTTTCAACGACAGTGATTGAGTCGTGAAAACGCCTGTTGTTCCGAGTCCGGTATTGATGCCCATCTTTTAAATCCTTAAGTTGCTTCGCGGTAAGTAATAGAAAAATCGCGGCTGACCCAATACCGACGTTGGTTTCCGCCCCGTGTTGGTTTGTCTATTCCCAATCGGTAACCATCTTCAGACACTACTGAAAGTGCCTCCGTGTCACCAAATGCCCCCCGAAACATCTGCAACGGTGCAAGTCTGACAGCCTCAGCCAAATCATAGGCTTGCTGCTCTGTTGCCCCATAACAATCAATTTGAATCCTGTTCTCGGCAACCCCTGCAATTGCCGTTAATGTCTCTGAACTGTTTCCCTCAAATACCTCATAGACGATATACGGCAACTGGACGCCCTGTTTTGCCAGGTGAGTGTAAATCCTTGCCGCTGCTCCGGCTCCCACCAACGCCGTAACGCTTGATTTGGTTTTGAGGTAAGTCTTGAGGTTTGCTCCAATTGAGGCCATCAGTTCAATACCTCCGTGGCTTCAGCGATCAATACACGGTTCCGGCCTTTGTGTTCCAGTATCCGGCGAATCAGATATTGCTGACCGCTGATAAGATTCTCAAAGATCATTTCAGTTGATAACCCCTGGAGATTGCGGAACTCGATAACCGTTGTCGTTTCGGCCTGCAACTGCTTCCCTCGATAGATTTCCCCGCCGGTAATCTGCACGATGTTGCACGGGATACCGGTCATAAACTGGACGTAGTTTGGATCGGGTTCACCATCCAACGTGTCATCCCTCAAGATTTTAACGCGATGACGATAGGTCACGGGTAGCTACTCCTCTGGAATCGGGTCACCAGGTTTTCGTATAACCGGATAGTTGCGTCTTTTTCCTTGGTGGTTCCACGTAACTCCTCGAGCACGTCACACTGAACAAGGATGGCTTGTTTCGCAATCTCCGGTATTACGGAAACCCCTGCCGTGTATTCGATAGTAACCGCGTCCCACCGCTGTTGCACTGACGGATATGATTGACCATTTGCCAGGTGGATTTGTCTGTTTGCGGAGTCGTACGAATAAACGGAACTGTTTAAGGTGACCTCTGTGCCTGTTGGGTCAACGTATTTGATTGAGCTAATGGCCGGAACTGGCCGGTAGTATAACCGCCATTCTTCTGGTGGGAACTCCGGCAGCTTCTCGGTGATTACTCGTTCGGTCGTGATCGACTGAGTGTCGTGTTCCCACTGCTCTGTGGCGGCCACAATCAACCGCGTTAATCGGTCATCACTGTACGAATCACCCTGAGCAAAACCCAATTGGTCTTTCACTTCCATGAGTGTTACCGGCTGCGGCGTTGTGATTGCTTCGACTACTGATCGCATAATGACCTCGATGTTTTGTAAAACGTCGACTCAGAGGAGGGATTCTGAGCCGACGCAAGGGTGCGGAGATTACTCCGCTGACTTTTTAGCCTTGGCTTTACGCTTTGGCTTCGGTTTTTCAGGAACTACTTCTTCAGCAACTCCATTCCTTATCAGTATTGCGGCGGTCTTTTCGTGCATGGCGGTAAATTCCCGTCCAGCTCGATAACCCTTCCAATACTTTAATAGCTTCACATGCTTGCGAATAACCATAATTAGGCCGCCGCTGTTGCGATTGCTGTTACAGCACCGGCTGCCGCTGCGTCGTGGTTGTTGACGGTCAAGGCTGATCGCATAACCGCACGGCAATAAACCGAGTCAGTTGCGAACGCATCGCCGGCAACATCTGAAACGCGAAGTTCAACGCCCTGTCGCATTCCGTAGAACACTGACATTGACATATCACCATAGTAGATGTAGTTCGTGGAAATCGCATCAGCAGACGGCATTGTCTGGCAGATGTTGATTGGCATTCCGAACAGTTGCGGTTGCCATCCTGAAGTAACTTCAGTACCTGGTGTTCCACCCTGAGCTGCAAGGATCGGCAGGATTACCTTGGCGTAGGTGCTGTGACTCATGTACCACTCATTACTTTGACCGGCAAAGTAAGGGTTCAAGGCCATAACAGCTTCGAGGTCTGCCAAGTCGATACTCGCAACGGTTGTTCCGCCGGCAGTAACGATTGAGTTGGCATCCAAAGCACCTGCAAGACCGGTTTGCGAACCGTAAGTTGCTGAACCGTCACCAAGGAAGATTTCCTTTTCAGTCTGCAATGCAAGCTGATAAGCAAAGTCCTCAAGCACGGTGTCAATCATGCTTATAACTCCATCTGCTTCCACTTCATTGGAAACTTGCGTGAGGGCAGCCTTCTTGACCGCGTTCAATGTGATCTGGCCGAAAGTCATGTTGCTTTCAGTGATCGCACCCAGTTCGCCAGGATACACAACCGAAGTTCCTGTCAATCGATCAGGAATCCGGTGGGTCAAGCTGCTCATCTGAGAGACTCGAACCTTGGACAAGATCGGGCAAAGAGCAACCAAACGCTTGAGAAGGGTAGCTTCCAACGGTGCTGGAATGAATTCCTGGCCTAGTGTCGCTGTATCTTCCCGCTGTTCGCCAACGTTCAGCAAGTTGTGAGACTTGAGAAAATTGACTGCCGGCTTGTGATTGAACACCTTGGCAAGTAACCACATGCCTGCGACGTACGCTTCCTTTTCACCTTCAGAGTCGTTTGCGAACGCCTTCAGGTTCAGGTGACGCTTGGCAGATGCCGGAACGATAACGGTGTTGCTGGCCTTGCGGTGATTTTGAACAACGCTTGCCGATAGCTTTGCTGATGCCAGTTCACGGGACTTGGCTTCGATCTGCTCACGATTCTTCATCTGAGCCTGGAGGACTGCGATTTCCCCATCTTTGCCGTCGATGCCGAACGCAGCATTGATTTCTGTCTGCTCTTCTGGTGACGGCTCGCGATCATTTTCGCGGCAATGGTCTAGCAACGCCTGGACGTCGCTGGTTTTCTTGTCAATCTCTGCTTTTAATTCGAACGCGGTTTTCATCTAATCACCTCAACAATAGTTAAATTGAGCGGTGACGTAAAAAAACCGACACCGCGAAACGTAAATTTCACGGCATCGGCCTTGATGGTTTCGAATTGTAATGGGTCTCAGCTACTTGTCAACTAGAAAACAGAGTCCCTGAGTCGCAAGAAAACCTCCCAGAATCAAGCACGTCCAAAGTTCAGCCATATTAGTTCCCCTCCGGTCTGGTGTTCTTCTCGATACGAATCAATGCGATGACTGGGGCGGCAAACAGTGCGTAGCTAATAGTGAAACCAACCCAAACCACGAGCGTTGCCAATGCCCCGAGTAATGAGATCATGATGCCGTTAGGCACGAAGAACATCGAAGCCAATCCGGTTCCGATAGTCAACATGAACAGTCCGGTCACTAAGAAATAAACCACAACTATCCATTGCCGAGCAGTATCCAATAGCCAGTTCTCAATGCTAAACGGCTTGTTTAGCCTGCTACCCTTGACCTTCTTCTTAAACTCACGTTTTGGCAACGCTGGCATTGGCTTGATTGATTCCTCCCAAGCTTTAGCCTCGGCAGCTCGTTTGGCCTTCTTTGCCTTAGCGTCGGCAGCTCGTTTGGCTTTCTTATCGGCAGCAACTTGCTTGGGGTCAACAATTTCAAAAACGTGATTGCAATGTCCGCACCTAGTTTTTTTGCCGCGGCTCTTGCTGTCGACCTGTAGAACGCCCTGGCAATTCTTGCATATAACTTGCATAAGATACTCCCTAAAGTATGCCCTAGTGAAGAAAAATGCCGGTTGGCATGGCCTAGGGAACCCTGCCCGCCCGCTAAGGCGTCCGGCTCACATCTACTATACGCGATCACCCGCCAAGGTGTTCACAATAATTATCGGTTTTTCGATTTCAACATCTTTAATCGATTCTCCAGAACCGAAAGAATCGTTAGATGTTTCGTTCGGCTCCCTGCCTTCAAATCCTGAACCAATGCCGCCGGAGTCTTTTTGAACCGTGTTTTTGCGACTGGGGCAGCTTCAACCTGCATCTGGCGGGTAGTGCCATTTGCTAGACTGTTCTCGATTTGCTCATCGAAATTGAACCAGGTTTCCTCTTGCATCAGACGCCGGACGCTCTTGACATCATATTTTGTGTTTTCCACATAGATGTTCGTTAGCGTCTCCGCGGCCATATCCAGCAAGTCGGCCTGTTTGCGGAGGTCATCAGATGTTCCCATCGCACCTGACCACGGGTCATGAATCATCAGGAATGAATTGGGAGCTGACAACCGTTCCTCTCCGGCCATGTAGATCACGCTGGAGATCGAAGCCGCCAACGCATCATTGGTCGTGGTGACCTTTGCCGGATGGTTCTTTAACGCCTCGTAAATCCCTATGCCTTGGAATACGTCACCACCTGGCGAATTAATCCTTACGTTGACCGGAGTATCTCCGATATTATCCAAAGCATTAACAACATCACCAGAACTAATGCCGCCGACTCCTGGGGCTGTGATTTCATCATATAGATAGATCGTTCCATCTCGGTTGTAATCAAACATTCTTAATAATCTCTTGAGTTATTAGTTTAGCTTCACCATCTAGGCAAAAATGCTTAGGCTTGCGTGCAATACACCGCAACGATTCGACGCAGTGCGTTTGTGCCAGGATCCGGTCTCCCCCGAGCGATTCAATTACATCACCGAGGTTTGCCGAAAACTTGTTGTACCATTCCTCGATCGACTCCAGAGTATCACCCCGCTTTAAACGCTTGGTAACCTGCTTTTCTTCGGCATTAAGCAGCAATTGAATCCTATTCTCAACGGCGGATGCCTCTCGGTCATCCTGCGGCTTGTCTGGTTCTTGCCCCTGTTCTTGCCCTTCAAGCTGAACCGCACCGCTGGTTGTGTTCGGGTTCTCGAACAACTCACCACCAGGGTAAGGGTTCATATCAAGCTTGGCTCTTGCTTCGTTCGGATTCATGATCTTACTGGAGATCAGTGAGCTAAACGTGGCCGCCGTTGTTGCAATGTCAGTTCGTAACATACTCTCAACATTGAACTTATGATAAAACTCACCTGAATTAAACTGCCTGGCTGACAACAACTTATAATCGGCCTCTTGCTCGACTCGAACTAGCCACGGTTCCAAAGCGTTGTTCAGGTAGGCCAACTGCTTCTGCTCCAGACTGTTGTAAGAGTTGCTCTTTTCCATCCCTGGGATGTATTCCAATTGCAAATACTTGGCGGCACTCTCACCAAGCATTTTGCGAGTCTCTGCAAATTCTGCCGCGTTGTTATCCATCACGTTTAGTGTGCTGGCAGTGATTCCACCGCGAAGCAAGCCAACCTGCTCGGCAGCACCATCTGCCCCGTGACGCTCTGTGAAGTCGTTAAGGAATTCCTGAGCCTGTTCCGCTGTACGAAACGCCGGCGATTCTTGAGGAGCCGATAGCATCAGCTTACCGACGAAACCCTTCTTGATTTGATCCTTAACCCGACTTTCCGCTCCCTGAGCCGACTCGATGGTCAACCTGGCCGCATCGTAGAGAGGAACCCCGTTCAGCCCGTTGCCAAAGCCGACAACGCGAAAGCAATCACGATCGGGAATCATTACAACGTTATTAGGGTCGGCGTCCATCTTCTCAAACAATGTAAGCCGTGAATCTGGGCGTATCGTGTCATTCTCAACATAGGTGGCATTCCACACGATGCCATCGACAACGCCCGTGACTGTCTGGGCGGGATTCAACAATATCAACTCGGGGTTCACGGGGTCGCGGTGGATATAAGCACGGCCAGCACCATACCAAATCGCATCAGCAATAAGCGTTTGCTTAAACGTCATCGCACCATACATCGGCGACGGTCGGCGATTGAGCAACTTGTTACTGATTCCGGTCTTGACCTTCTCGCGGTCTTCCCCCTGTTTGCGGTACAGGTCGCAGTTCAACGTGCCGACGTTGTTGCTGATCTTGTTGATACCGTAATAAAAGTCCGGTAACTGCCAACCGTCTTTGTAATCGCGACGCGAAAGGCTCATCAACGAATCGTAATACTTCCAGGGGTTTAACTTCATAGCACCAACGAACCGGTTGTTTTGGGGAGTGAAATCTTGCAAGCCTTAATGGCCATCAACGCTGCTACGGCGGGGTCAATCTTCTGATCTTCAGCGTTCTTACCTTTGGTCGGCATTTTCTGTCCCTTAGCGTTTTCGTCAACGGATAGATTCAGGAATGCCCATCGTAATACTTTATCATAAATGTCCGGTTTAAACCGCCCATCTGTTATCTGGCAGAAGAATTCTTCGAGAACCTCGTTGTAGTGAACGTGTGATTGTGGCATCTTTACCGGCTTCAATCCCTCCGATGACAGGTTCTCACTTAGCTGGGAAGCTGAAAACGGGTCGAAAGCACAATATTCAACGCCTAACTCGAGGCAGTCCTCAATTAAACGCTCTTGCAACGTGCTGACCGGATAAGCCGTTTTGACCAGTAACCCATTGCGAATGAATCCGGCGAACGGTTCAAGGTTCAAATCCCTTCTAACGTCGTCGCCGATGAATGACCGCGAGCGTACTTCGTACCGATAGATTGGGCGGCCATCTTTGTCCTCTGAATGCCTGAACCTTGCCGCCAATGCGTAGCTGCAAAGATCATCCCTACCGCCCAAGTCGATACCGGCTCCAATTGCTTCAGCTTCCCGCCAGTCCGATAACTCACCGGATGCCTGGTCATATTCTTCGGTGGTTATGATTGAGCCTTGGGACATAACGCATATATTGCCGTGATACCGGAGAAACCTCGATTTGGCCGCTGGTTTGTTGATTGCTTCGTGAAGTTGTGCCCTGAGGTATTCCGGCTTTACCGATAGGTTCAAGCCTGGATTAGATTTCTTCAAAGTCTGTAAGTCAAACTCAGGGTCAAACGGGTCGTCCGATTCATCTAGCTCGAAGATTAGGCCGAACAGAGAATTATCAGTAAAATCGCCAGCAACAACGCCACGACAGTAATCAGCTTCTTCATGGTACAAATAACCCTTTTCGTCTGATGCGGTCGTAATGGCAACTTGTAAAGGCTGCCGCCGTGAACCTGAACCAGTCGTTAACGTGTCAAAGAATGGCCGATTGTGTGGTTTGAAGGCGTGCAACTCATCGAAGATCACACCAGACGGGTTGAGACCGTCAAACGGCTTGTCTGAGCCAAGTGGTCGAATGAATGAGTTACTAACCTCGAAGCTGATGTTATCCTTGAGAATCGTTGCGTGTTTTCCGATAGCGGCTGACTGCCGGAGCATCCTGCCGGATTCCTGAAAGATGATCTTGGCTTGGTCAATCTTGGTGGCACCAATAAAGACCTGGGCACCGGCTTCACCATCCGCGGCCGCAAGCATAATCGCCAGACCCGCACAAAAGGTGGATTTGCCGTTCTTACGAGCTACTGAAAGGAACATCTTGCGGAATCGCCTTGACCCGTCATCTCGGAGGAAGCCAAACAAGTTCCAGACAATGAATTTCTGAAAGTCCGCTAAATGGAAGCTGGCACCGGCAAACTCGCCGATTGAGTGTTTGAGCAAGGCAGGGAAGAATTCAACCGCCAGTGCAGCTCGATTCTCGGAAAACGTGAACGGGAACTCGGGATCGCCGATAGAGGCAATGTCTTTTCGATACCTGGCCACCGCTTGCTTCAGATTCTTACAGGCAACGATATCGCCGGATTCTACGGCTTTAACGTAGTTTTCAACCTGTTCTGCAGTGGTTTCAGCACGAATCATATCAGTTCACCATCGTTTTTTGACGTTCCATGAATTCAATGAACGGGTCTTTTTCTTCCTCTTTTGGGTTGGCCTTGAGACTTGCTCGATTGCTGGCACCGATCCCGAGTTGTGCCGATAGCTTATCTAATGTGGTTTGCGTCTGAAAGAAAGCAGCAACGGCAGGGTTTGCCTTGAACGCACCATTTGCCCCCTCGATCTTGTATCCGTGTTCGTCGATGCCGTCAAGGAATTCCATTTGCATCTGCCAGGCTAAAGCGTACCGAACCAAGACATCGGAGTCGACTTCGGAGTTTAACCGCATATCGTTTTGCCATTTGACAAGTTGTTTAAACTTGGCGGTTGCAATCTTCTTCCCGATCAGACGTTTGTCTTTTATCGGTTGGCCTTCAGATGGTTTCGGCTCCCGCTTGTTTTCCCGATTCGGGTTAATCTTGTAAACCCCTTTGGTCTTCTGAATCTTTGTGGGAATTGGCTTGCGTCCCATTGCGGCCATGATTGCTCAATATGTTAAAAAATGCGGTAAAATTGGGGCAAAATATTTGTTGAGGTCAACAGAAGGG